AAGTTCGCCTGCTTACATTGCTACTGTTATGAAATGGCCATTCTGTTGTAATGGATGGACTAATCAATGTCACAGTGAATATGAAGCTCAGGTATTATTCTATAACACGGCTATGAGTGCTTGGAATTGGCAAAACGGTCTTGGTCCTATAGATGGATTATGCCCGTTTGATCCGACAACACAACAGATTGAATTGACAATGACATTAATGCCTGGGACATATTGGTTCCAGATCTCCCCATTTGAAAATAGTCAAGCTGGATATGTAAGTGAAGGCAATGGTGAAATAACAGTTTGTGGATTATTCTTTTTAAATTATGAAGATGAAGAAGATGAAGAAACTATTGAATTCAAAAATCCTATCATACGAGAAAATAGATTTAAAAAGGTTTTTCACCCAAAATTTGGACTTCTTATTTATGATACTTATAGGAATAGGTATTATGATATTAGAATGAAACATTTTAATGTATTAAGATAATACATTTAGGCATACATGTATGTAGAATATATACAAAAAGTACACATATGCTTAAAGATATTTACACAAGAGATGAACAGGCACCTAAGTATGATCCATTTCGTTTAGAAGTGGATGATAAACTATCCCAGCTTATTCTTAAAATAGAAAATGTACTTTTTACCAGAAAAACTGAAGTGCTTGGGGATTCTAATTTTGGCGCAAATCTTGATGATTTAGTTTTTTCACTTGTGTATAATGAAAATACCATTGAAAATCAAATTAATAAGCAAATTCAAGCCTACTGTTTACAAGGTTCTGATTTTGGTATTAATACACAGGTACAATTTTTTAAGACGCCTGAACGAAATGGTGCTCTTGTCGATATTTATATTAACGAAAGAAGAGTGTTAGGTGTCTTATTCTAAAAATAATATAGTGAATGTCATTTTTTAGCAAAACAAGAATACAGGCTACCCAGCTATTTCAAGATGCATTTGATTTTTTAAGTCAAAAGTACGGTCAAGCAATTGAGGTATTTACCCCTGCATCGCCATTTGGGCAAATTTTAACTGTTTTGGCTAATCTTGCCGAACTAATATTCTTTTATATTGAAGCGGCAGCAACAGAATTAAATATAGCAAGAGCACGAAACATTGAATCAATTTATGGTCTATCTCGCTTAACTGGTCATAATCCAACTAGAGGAATTTCTGCAAGAGGAATTATAGGTATCAGATTAAATACAAGCGCAGTTAGTCAAATAAGTGGAGATTATGTTCAAATTGAAAAAGGGACAACCTTACAAATAGCAGAAAACGGGTTAACTTATTTTCTTAACTTTGATAGTGATTTTATAAGACTTCAAAAAACTGATCGCTCGTTTGTAAATGTTGAACTTATACAAGGCGAAATTGATACACAAACATTTACAGGAACAGGTACTGCACTACAGAGTTATAATCTTACAACGAATGATGCAACCGATCAATTCCTAGTTAAGGTTAAAGTAGATGGGGAACTGTATGAAAATGTTGAGTCATTATATGATATGTTACCTGGTCATAAAGCGGTTCTTGTTAAGACTGGTATAAACGGTGGCTTAAGTATATTCTTCGGTAATCAGCAATTTGGGTTTCAACCTGCATTAGGGTCAACAATAGAAGTTGAATATGTTAAAACTAGAGGATCTTCTGGTAATATTGGAGGTAAGGGTTTAACACTGAAGTTTATAGACTCAGCAACAGATCAAAGCGGAAATGATGTTGATTTAAATGAGTTTCTTTCAATTAACATTGTAAGAAATCCTAACTTTGGTGGTAACCCAGAAGATCCTGATTTTACAAGACTTATTGCACCAATGACAAGCAGATCATTTGTTTTGGCCAATCCAAATAATTACATTTATTTTTTAAGTAGATATGATGCGTTTTCCTTTATAGATGCATATAACACTAAAGATGATCAATATTTAGATGATGATAATATCGTTTATCTCTTTCTGATTCCTGATATTAATAAGAAACTAACCAGTGATGTTGATTATTTTAGCATTGATGAAGAAGAATTTAGCCTAACGACAGACGAAAAGGAACAGGTTATTGATATATTAAATGAAAGTGGACAACAGGTAGTGACCGCTGAAGTTAGAATACAAGATCCTATTATTAAAAGATATATTCTTAACGTTGTTATCAGATATTTTGAAAATTATGATAAGAACGAAATTAAAACGCAAATCAGAAAAAATTTAAACGATTATTTCTTAAGTGTAAATAGAAGGGATCGTATTCCTAGATCTGACTTAATTACGATAGTTGAAAATGTTGATGGTGTTGACTCTGTAAACGTCTTCTTTATATCAGAAGAAAACGAAAAGGCAATAAAGAATGGGTTTTATACAGTTCCTGTGTTTGGTACAGACCCTGCCACCGATCAACAGGTTCTTATTGAAAATAAAAAGATTGTGTTAAATGAAGGTGATGATCCTAATTTAGGTTTAGATGAATTTGGTGATATTAAAATTGGCCCAAATGAGTTGGCTATTATTAGAGGTGGTTGGACTGATAGAAATGATAATTTCTATAATGAAATTCCAAAGGAAAATACATTATGTTCATTAAATGTATTCTTTAAAGAATCTATTGTCAATAATCTCTATAATAAAACTCAACAGAATTCATTTAATAATCTAAAGAAACCTAGAGGAACATCTATTGCAACTGGAAGGCTTTCACAGGCTTCAAGTACAACATTAAAAAAGCTTAGACAATGAATAATGATAGAGTAGGATTTCCAAGTGTATTTAAAGCAGCATATGAAACTGGCTGGGATATAAAAAACACAGGTTATGATTATGGAGATAAGCTTCTAAATAGGACTCTTTCAAATTATATGTTTAAAAATCCTAATGTTAAGCAATTTCTTGAAGGTTATCTTAACCCAATAGTGGTTAAGTTACTTAATACTGTTAAGTACATCCGCATTTTTTACAACTATGCAGTACCTAAAGATTACCAAAAAATAAACTAAGATTTGAATCGCTGGAAGAATTTAGCGTTCTTTGATAAGAACGGAAATAACTATAATTTTGATTATGATTCATCTGCTGATAAGTGGACTGGTAGCATATACTTACCAGAAGTGTCTACCGGTCTTTTTGAGGTTGGGCAAATCTTTATTCTTGAAGAATTTATTAATGTAAGTACAGGTTCTAAGAAGTGGGGATTTCCACATACTCTATCAGAAGGTGATACTGATGGGTGTGGTTGGAATGTTGATTGGAAAGAATCTGACCCATTAGAAATTTTACTTTTTCAATTTAATGTTGATTTTCAAACAGGTACTCAATCTGCTCTGCTAAGAGAAGAAGATGGTCCACCGCTTGAAAAATATGATGAAATTTTCTATCAACTTGATTATGATCCTTCTCAAGTTTTTAATACCGAAGGTTTCTTAGAAACATCTGTCATTGTATCAGAAGCCTTGCAGATTAATGTTGCTATAAATTCTTTTACCGAAAATACATATAAGAGAACACTTCTTATTACAGACACGTGCACCAATAAAACTGTAGCCGAAATAACAGTCTATGGTGAAACTATTGAAGAAGATGAGCGATTAAGGATAATGACCCAAAACTTTGGTTATCAGGTTTTGTCAGATGATAGTACAGTTTTTAGAAATACCGACATAAATGAAATTTTACCAGATTTTATTGAAGTAAACAGAAAGAGAAAGGAAATGATGTTAGAAGGTCATAACATCTATCCATATATTGGGTCTTATAAAGGTCTTATTAATGCAATCAAGTTCTTTGGTTACAATAATCTTCAAATAAAAGAATTTTGGAAAAATGTAGATAAGACATCACCACAATTTGGTAAATATGTTCACAGTAACCCAATATCTATTTTTGATCCTACTGTTAAGTTAAACGATAACTCATTTACATTACCTAATAAAAAGTTTAGAAAGACTAGCCTATTTAGTCTTATCTATAAGATTAATCAAATTAAGGAAGATTCATTTACCGATGAGGATTTGCCAATTACAGAAGAAACCAGTGATTTTACATTAGAAGAAGTTATAATCAAGCTGTTTGGTCTTAAAAGAAAGCTCGAAAAAGATTTCTTACCTCTTAATGCCAGAATTAAAGATATCGTTGGTGAGGCAGATTTCTTTGGTTTACAGGAAGTAACCAATACCATTAGTAGAAATGAAAAGAACAATATTATAGCAGGTATTGATGCTGAATTTAAAGTAACACCAAATGATTGTACATACTTGGAAGATTTAAGAAGTTTAATTAAACTCCTACCTCCATGTGCAGTTATAGATTCTTCTCTAGTTGGTGAATCTTTTATTTGCCCAATACCAGGATATCCTGGTCAAAATATGGCATTAGGTCCTTATGGTACAGGTGAACAAATACCACTTCCTCCAATAGGACCTGATCCATACGGTGTGTTAGGTGAACCTATAAGTGGTAGTGATTTTACAATCTCCGATCTTGCTGATTTTTATCTTGCATATTTTAGTAAGTATGCACCAAACATAAATACGCTTGATCACATAGAAGGTAGATCTTCAAACAGATTACCAGATAAACCTGATATTCCTATCGGAGCTCCTATAGTTTTAGAAAATGATAGCTTTGGTAGGTTAACATGGGAAGATGTTGAATCAACATGGAATCAATTAGATAATGGTGGTGTCTATTATAAAATAGACTTTGAACCAGTTGATCCACAGCAAGGTGATATTTTTACACTAAGAGATCCTCTTACCGGAACGGGCGCATCCTATACTGTTTTGGTAGGTGATACTGCCGTTGATGTTAGAAATGCAATCTATAATCAGTTATTTGCACTAAGAACTTCATTTGTTAGCCCTTGGTTATTTTATGACATTAGTCAAGAAACTACACCATCAGGACCAACTATAAGAATATTTGGAGATACGCCCAATCGATTGGAAGTTAATGTTGAAAAGAATTTCCCTTGGAGTAATGCCACATTTAGAAAAGAACAGCTTCCTGGACCTATACTTTATACTTGGGATTCTATTATAAGAGGAAACTTTACTGAAATTGAGTGGACTGTTTATAAAGATGCTACCGAAATTTCTCCGGCATATTTCTTTACTGTTAGAGGATCGTTGGTAGATTATGAAAAGCTTCCACTAGTGTTACCTTATGTTGGTGATTACACAGTTGAGATGAAACTTTTTGATCTCTACAATAACATATCATCAAAAGTTAAGACAGATTTTATTTGTGTTGATGCCAAGGAAGTTGAATATTCAGGTTGGTATCAAGCAAGGAAGTTAAAATATACATGGGAGTCAGAGGGTTCATACCAATGGAATGATTATGGTTCATATTGGAATTTACCAATATCGCCTGAAGTAACATGGGATGAGGAAACCCCAAGTCTATATGAATCCCTTGATACTGTTAATTCTATTCTAAATAACTTTGGGGTAAATTCATCATCCGATTTTCAAATTATGAATTTTCAAAATGATGGAAGTGTAAGTTTTGCAGGTCCTTACTATTGGGATAATATGACTAAAGGAAATTGGAATGACACATATCATTTATGGTGGGATGGTACTTGTGTATCTGGTGATACACCAGCATTCTTTGAATTCAGAGAAATTGTACCAAATTCATACTTAAGAATTATAGATAAAGATAGCAATGTAGGTGAATTCTTTTTTGATCCATCAATAACTACTTTATCACAGGCTAAGTCTGCTCTTAATAATAGTACACTACCTATTATAAGCAAGTACATTTATAATCTTGTTCTTAATACAGCAAGTCAAGAACTTTATATCCAAGCTGTTGCCCGATATAATGGATCTTATGGAGACTTTATTGATGTTGATATTGTAGATGTTAATGGTGACAGAGTGTGTGCTGGTCAAACGACTGGTGTTACTGGCTCTCCCGCTATCGCATTTACTGGTTGTGATAGTATAATTTATAGGAGTGGGCAAAGTGTCTCATGTAATCCTACATGGAACACAGCAAAGTTTATAAATGATGGAAAAACATTACCAAGATATACATGGCTAATGTTCGTATATGATAAGTGTAAGATTGCAGGTAAAAAGAATCCTCGCTGGAGAATTAAAAATACATCTATAACCGGATCACCCGATATATATTTTGAAAGTAAATATTTGACATACCTATTTAAGGATCTAGGAAGATATGAAATTGAATTAGAACTTGAGGATAGTAATGGAAACATTTACAGTAAAACAAGAAATATACTTATCATAAAATAACAATCAAAAAATTAAAACATGGCAATATCAGTCACCGAAATTCTTGGCACAGATTCTCTTTCAGGATCAAGAATCGTAATTAATGATAATTTCAACATCCTTGCGAGTGAAATTAACGCTATTGAAAACTATTTCAACCCAACCGCTGGAACTATCACCAATCTTAATGATGTAAGAACAGAAGCATTACGAGTAGGATTAAGTACAGTACTACTTGATATTAATGCAAGTACATTTGATATACTTGTTGATGTTGATATTGAAAACGGTGACCTTAGTCTTAATGGCGGTAATCTTATCAGAAATAACATTGATCCTCAAGTTATTAATGATACATTTGCAGGACCATCACTAACGGTTCAAATTGGTACAAGTACAGCAACACCACCATATACAGTTGAGAGGGTTGGTAACACTGGAACTGGTGCTCTAAATGTACTTCTGAATGACGGTGCTATTGGACAAGAAATTTTCTTTATCTATACTGAAAATGCAACTGGCGATGTTGAAATAAAAGGTGCTGTGAATGCTCTTGTATTACCTGGTGCTGGTGCGACGCCTACTCTTACATTAAATGAAAAGGGTCAGAGCGTTCATCTTTTATGCGTTGACGATGGTACAGGTAATGGAGATTGGTACCTAATTGGTGGTAATGGGTATACAATATCATAAAAAAACATAAGTAATGAAACATTTATCAACTTATAATGAATTTATGCTAAATGAAGCTACTAATATAAACGATCCAGTATTAATAGCATTCAGAGCAGCTAAGATTAGACGTGAAAAAGAATTGGCTACACCGACTAAATCAAAGCGCAGGCCGCTTTATGGTAAACAAAGAGAAAGGGCTGAGGATGAATTGTGGGATATTAGTCTAGAATTAAAAGATCTTTATTCTGATAGAGGTCAGATTTTAATTGACATGGAACAAGAAGCTGAAGTTGAAGGTGGGCCGATTGCAGATGAATATGGTGATAAATTGAATAAGATTGAAGATGAAATTCAAAAACTCATTGCCAAGAGAAGCCGATTAGAGATCAGATTGGCAGAACAATTTGAATACATCACAGAAACAATGACTGATGAATCAGAAGACTTTATCTTTGAGGGCGATGTTAATTATAAATCCGACAAATTTGCGCTAGTAAGAAAGGGTGGTTCCATTGGCTCAAAACCAGAATACCCTGTATTTATAAGTGGTAAAATGGCTTCAATTATAGAAACCAGTAATGATAAAGAAGCTCTTAAAGAAAAGGCAAAGACAATGACAAAATCCCTTTCACCCGGCGAAAGAAAATATTATGGGATGGGGTATTCTGTAATAGAAATTACACCCAGAAAGGTTAAAGAAATTGACTATTTGATTGATTTTAAAAAATCATCGGAAAATGATAACGTATAAAAAAATAATTATAAGAATTTAAGATATGGCAACAACGCCTCTAATACGAACACCGCAAGCAGATGGTGGTACATTTTACACATTTTCTTCATCGGCAAGAGACTTATCTAGAACCCTCAATAATGAGAATCTTAGATTAGTCTTTTCTAAGTTCGTATTACTTAATCTTCCTGATTTTGATCGCTTAGACTTTAATAGTTTTAGCAGCTATCAAAACTATATGCAATTTGATACCGTTGACGGTATGATTGCAAATGGAGGATTAAAGGCGGATCCCAATGTTAATTGGACAGAAAGTTTTCAGAATTATGCTCTTAACTTAGAGGAACTGATCATTAGTGACACTGGATATGATAATACAACTAATCGTAGTGTAGCTGAAAGAGTGTTTTTTAAGTGGCTAAAAGAAACAGGTGCAATCAGATTTAGAACTGCTACTACACTAGAGAGATCCGGTGCAGTGGTTGGACCAAGGTTTGTTGAAGAAGATGAAGTAACTACTGGGTCTGTTCAATACAGAAGAGTTGTGAAATACATTGGTGATATTGATATCGTAAATAATGTCGATAAAGCTGGTGAAGCTTATACTGAACTCTATATTAATGTACCTACTGAAGCGGGCGGTACTCCTACAATACTTTTTGAGTCAATTGAAGATAATAACTATCAGCCTGGTCTAAAGATTCAAGGTAATAGTGAATTTATTCTTGGTAGAAATGCATCAACATCACATCCGCAAGGTTTAGATATAGCAGCATTTTATGATTATGATCAACCGCTATTAGGTGGAGGACCTGCCGGTTACACAGATCCTGATGCAAACTGGATGAATGAGCCAACACCTCCTACTACCACAGACTCTTATTTTACTGAGCCTGTATCATTTATTGATCCTACGAGTTCGGATATCAGAAAATACCCAGCAGATTATGGAAGTCCTGCTGGATTTAGTGGTGTTGCATATAGAAGATCAAGACTTGATGGAATTTCTGTTGACTTTAAGCCTAATGATTATCAACAGATTGTTAATAATCCACAAGTTAGTACCATACAACAATTTAACGGTAGCGATTTAGCGAGTAGTTTTGAATTTAATGCTGTTCTTGTTTATTATGATATGGTTGACTTAAGCAATAGCGATAATAATGCAACCAATCTATATGGGATTCTTCTTCTTGATAATATCACGCCAACAACAGATGGTGGATTTATTCAAAGAGTACCTAAATTTAAGCCAAACCCTGTTACAGGACAGAATGGTAATTCATATGGGTTTAAACTTAACCTAAGATTTGATGCTTCACCTGGTACTGCTGGCATTGATACAATAGTTAATGACTATAATACATTCTCAATGGGTCTGTTTGCAGATGCTACTGCACAGCTCCAAGAATCGGCAAGAATATTTCAAACGCAACAGCTTGAGATATCAGATTTAAAGCAAAGAGTACAAGGATTAGAAAATGTAATTAGCACAGTAAGTCAATTGTCATTTTTACAAAGTCAAATTGATAGTTTACAAAATCAAATTGATAATGCATCTCTTGCATTTGCAGATGGGGCAAATCTTCTTGATCTTATTGCAAAAAATGCAGATGAAATACAAGCATTGGCAAATGGACAAGTTTCAACAACACTTCAATATAATACCGATGTATTAAGACAAGGGTTTGGTATAATTGTTGATAAGACTGTACCTAACCAGGTTACATTATCATTAGGTTCACAAGAATATGCTATAATGGAACCTCTTGATATTAATGAAGATCCAATTACACCATCTTTACCTCTTAACATAAATGTTGCAACACCTTCTGTTTTTGCAGAACTATTGCCATTTACAAATATGCTTAGGATTGATACACAGAATACAGCAGGTGGAGATTTATTAATTTACATAGATGATAGTGCTACGCAATTTAAAACTGGTCAAGTCATACGAATTGTTTTTAATAACACGCTGAATATAGGTTCAAGAAATATCAAAATCTTTACAGATTCTTTAAACAGGTTGAACACTGGTGTTTATGGTGTACAGGTTGCTAACATAACAAGTAGTGATATTTCATCTAAACCTATTATTGAGATTACTTGTCTTGAACAAGGCATACTTAGATTTGCCGTTGACATTATTAAATAAATAACAAAACTGCTGAATGGCTGAACAAAATTCAATATCAACTCTTTTACCTGAGCTCCTGAGGCTTTTTAATAACTCTCTAGAAAGTTTTGAGAAGGTTAATGAGGCTATTACGTCTAGTCAAGAATCAGTAACCATTGACTTACAAGCTAACGATGGCACCATAACAAAAGTGACAATACCTAGTTTTGGATTTCTTAAAAATTCTATAGATAGGCTTAATACGAATATAAACACCATTACAAATGTTAGTGGTGCAGGTAGTTCATTAAGACTGCCTGACGGGTCTTTTAGAAAGCTTGTTTTATCTAAATTACCAACAGAAGCACAGGACCTAAGTGAACTTAATTCGGTAAATAGCTTTAATATTAAGTCTAATTGGTTTTTTGAAGACCTAATTAACCCTCTGTTATATGTAACATTTAACATAACTGGGCAAGCTCCAATTGATACCGAGCGAGCAATTGTTAAAAGATACATTCTTGATGCAAACACACAAGCAAAGAGAAATTATTTTGCAAATAATCTAAAAGGAAGATCTGATATTTCATATAATCAATTTTTACAAGATATTGTCGAAAGAAACATTTCATATGTTCTTGATGAATCTGTTATTGATTTACCGCCAAGAGTAAAAAGATATAGCGGTAAGTTTAGTGTAATCCGAATTTCAACTGTTGATGTAACCGAGGAAGTTAATGGCGTGACACAAACAGTACAAAAGAAACTATACAAGCTTAATAAACTATCGTATAGTGATTCTGAAGCAGATTTTTCAGACACCATTCAAATTAAGGTTGGTGATAGTCTTGAGGTTGTATCTAACCCGATTGATACCAGGTATAGAGTATTGCAAGTTGACAGCAGTACAAATTCCGTTGTGCTTGAATTAGTAGAAGGATCTAAAGCCATAGGAATCGGTGCAGATGTATTAAAAATAGGTTCAAATCTTAATGATAACCTTGAAATTGATGTAGCTGTTGGTTTTGATGAAAGATGCGTTGTTTTTATTAAACCAATTGACCCAGATTCAAAAATACCCGCGGTTAACTGGTCACCTGGTAGTGCCTTTTACACAAGTGAGCTTACTACAATTAATGATGGTGGTAATGAACAAACCTTAGCTGAATTCTATCAAAATTCTGCTGTTGATTTTGGAAGATTTCTTCTTTCTTTTGCGGATGATAAGATACCTACAAGCAGAGAAGGTTTAACACCAAATGCTCCTATTATTGAAAGTGATGATTTTGAAGTTAGACTTGTTAATGGACAGGTTACCAATTCTGATACGATTGTTCAATTACAAGATCTAAATGATCAAAAGAATAGTTTACAAGCATCTCTTAAGGAATTGGATTCAGCAATTGCTCAAAAGAAGACAAGAATCCAAACCACAAATTATCGTAGTAATGTTGAAAGAGATGCAGATAAAAATGAATTACAAGGTTTAATTACCGAAAGAAGTACACAAGCAGAACTGTTTTCGTCGGTTGTTAAAGAAATTGCAGCAAGAGCGCAGGGTGAGTCTGTTCAAAGTATTTTACCTAAGTATAGAGTTAGAGGATTTTGGAGAATGCCTGAAGAGAAATCTTCACCATCAACCGGAGTACAGAGTATAATTAAATTTGTTGTAAGATATCGTTATCTATCACAAGATGGTGCCGCAAACCCGGTTGACCAATTTACATTCCAGGATGGAAATAGCAGAAGCCAAGGCGCATTTTCAAATTATGAACAATTTGAAACTGTTATTAGACCTAGAGTTAAAAACTCAATCACAGGTAAATTTGAGTGGGCGCCAATCAATAATGAAAATGCTGATGAAATCAATATCAACCAATTAGACATTGCTATCAGAAAGGGTGAGATTGTAGAAATTCAAATTAAGTCAGTTTCAGAGGCAGGCTATCCAGCAAATCCTCTTATGAGTGATTGGTCAGACCCAGTTAGAGTTGAGTTCCCTGCTGATTTAAGTTCTGATAGTGCAGTTGACGCCATTCTTGAACAAAACAGAGAAGATCTTGCAAAAGTAAATCTTGAAGAAGATCTGAACTCTAAAGGTATTAATGAACATTTAGCAACACAATTTACTGCAAACGAAACCTTCTTTGCTCATACTGCTAATGTTATTGCTTCCGGATTCTTATCAGATAGCCAATCACCAATTAGTTTATTTGATAAGCTTGCACAAATCCAATCGCAATTAGATGAATTTGCTGAGATTCTTAGAAGAGCTGCAGGTGAACTTAAAGTTTCTCTTATCGATGATCAAGGTAATGAAATCAGGGTTCTTAGAGATACTGTCACCAAGGTATTTGCTGGATTCTATTCACAGGAAGTTGAAAACTTGGATGATCCAAGGGGTGCAATTATATCTAAGACATTCTTTATAAACCTATCCAATGTTGAACAAACAACATTACAACTTATTGCAAGAGTTACTGGTAGTAGAACAAGAATGGTAAAACAATCAGAGAACCCCGGGTTTAGTTTATCCGAAGCATCATCAGGTTCTGTTATACTTCCTGCTACATATCCATATCTTGATAATAGTGCAAGTAATCAGAGCGATGGTGCTGCAACATATGCAACGAATGATAGTGATTATAATACTTTACGCAAGTATGACCTAACTCCTATTCTTTTAACTGCTCCTGAAGTAAGTGCAGATAATCCACACGGTCAGATTAAATCGGTTGTTCCATTCCAATCTGCACAAGCAAAGAATCAGTTCATTTATTCAAGATATAGAGATGTATCATCAGAAGAAAGTTTCTATAGTTATATAAATCCTGATGGAGATTATGTAATTAATCTTGATACTGCTGAAAATTTTTATAGCAGATCGGTACTTGACCTGTTTTCTGGTCCTTATACTGATGCAGATTTTATTTGGGGTGGAGGATTTGATCTTACTACTGGTGCAATTAGTCAGTCTTCAACATATTCAGGTGGTAATGATGATACTATCGAGATTCACATTGAACACCCATTTCTTAGAGCAGCTGGCACATCATCAGCATTCAATACATTTAAGAATGCGTACGAACAGATAACTGGTGATGATGTAACATTTGCAGGCGTATCACTCCCTTTAACATTATTACAGGTTTCTCAGTTATTTAATGCAGCTAGCGTGATATTTAGACAATCTAAATTTTCACCATTAACATCAGACCAAAGTAGAGGTAAACAGCAAAACATATACCTAAATGAAAATCTTGTTGATTTAACAGCTCTCCCGGGTACCGGTAATTATCCTACATCGTTAATAAAACTTGATGGAAGTTCACAAACATTTGGTCAAAGTCCTACACTAAACATAGATCCATTGACAGCAGGACTTCCTGGATTAGCTACGGTTGAATATGACAGAAATGTTAAAACATCATTTGATACATTTGACCAATATCTATTAGGAAGAAGAAGTTGTGGATCATATCTATTTATAGCATCTGATGATCATAACACTATACAAGTTGATGGTGATGCAGTACAATCTACAAAACCTATTCAGTTTGGAAGTCAGAATTCACTAAATATACCTCTTGTATTCCAATACCGTATGACTGATTACTTTGGTTCAGGGAGTGGTGTTGATGGAGGTTTAGGAAATATTGCTGGAGATAGTACAGGATCAACTACAAATCTTACATATTCTAAAAAGATTGGTTTTGACATATATCCTAATGCTAATGATGTTTATCAGTTTGATATTGAAGTATTTGCAAAATATAGACCTGATAATCTTAGCATAGATGTATTCCCAGCTGCAACAGTTACAAGAGGTTTACAAGATCTTGAAAGAACCGTTAGTTCACTCTCACCATCAGTAACAGAAACACGAGTTAATCAACAGGTTAGAGGAGAGCAAGGTTTTTCTAGAAGAAGTACAAATTCAAATTCACGATAACCAATAGCTCTTCTTGATTCAGGATAAATAAAAAAAGAGTTTATTGGATGGTTGAAAAAATATTGGATAAGTCTTCACATTCACTTGTAAGAACTAATCCTAAGCTGACCACAAATGTTAAAGTTGTAAGTAATGGCTCTGACATTTTTTTAGAGTCATTTAGTGCGAATTCACAACTAGCATCTTCTAGGTTTAAGTCATTTAAAGTTAATCCTAACTCAACTTATGATAAGGATATTTATAGATTTTATCAGGAAGGTAAATTTCCTAAAGAGTTAGCTTTTGAGGTATTTCAAAAATATGAAGATTTGAGTGTTCTTAATTCATATGATTCCCAGTATGAAATGTTTTATTCCGCAGGTGCAGAATCAATTTCGTCTGAATCATATCCAGAAGATTTAGGCATATTGGCACCACTTTGGTTAAATGAACAGATACCTAATTATTTTGTTATTTTTAGATTAGATAACCCGGCTGCTATAAACAATCTTAATTCAACCGATCCTAATGCCAATGAATTTTCTGCACAGACATCAATTGATTTTGAGAAATTTGTTCTCGAAAATTGTACAGCAATTAAAACTTTTGACCTAACTGAAAACTCAAATCTTGGTAAGTACATTAGAAATTATAGATTTCAACAAAACTTCCCAATTGCACCATTAACCACAAGCTGGAGAAGCGATGAGCCTATTCTTTGGAATGGGATTTCATATCGAAATGGAGGTTTTACTAGTGTTGGTGAATATTCATATGAAGATTTAATTACAAGGGATAATACTATTATTCAAAATGAATACTTTTTTACAAAGGGGTTTGAAAGAAATGGTGTTATACTAGCAAACCTACTTAATCTACAATTTTTATTTAGTGATAATAATGCAGATGAGTACTCACTGAACAGATACTTTGGTTTATATGTTAATGAAGTTGAGGAAGGTTCATTTGATTTATCAGGTGAAGGTTTTTACAAAGGAACCGAAAAATCACAAACACCTAAGATTACTTCTATTACTAAAGTGTCTGACCAGCTTAACGAACCGTTTGAGATACAAAATCCAAATGGAGTACTTCTTTACATCGACGATACTACAGTTGAAACTGTTACAGGTATACCTACGCAGCAGAGGGTTAATGAAGTTGAATCAATTTTTTATGTAAAAGATAAAAATGATCAATTTCATACAATCAAAAAAGGTTCTAAGTGGGGCACAAACCAAATACGATTATTTGATAAGAAAATTGATATTTCAACATTAACAGGTTATAAGAGACCTGATACATTTGCCAATGCACAAATCATAAATAAAAGAAGCTCTGCGGTTTGTACATTTAAAGTGCTTGACCAAATGCCCGATGGAGTTTCTATTAAATTCTATGATGGGTTAAATTATACGGGCGAAGTTGCAGCAAGTAGTTCTTTAGCAGTTACACCAGGTACCAGTTTTCAAGCATTCTTTAATCCTAGTGGAACTGTTGAAGAAATTGCAAAATCAATATCACTTGCAATCAATGGTGGCATAAATAGAAGTAACCGATTTTTTGAAGCAAGTTATTCAGGAGATACTGTATATGTTAAGAGTTTATTTACAGGTAGCAGATTTAATAGGTTAAGATTTGAAATTAATTGGGATGAATATCCTGATGCAAATCTGCAATCATATCCAGAAACTAATGAAAGTATACAATCAACGAATTTTGTTGGTGGTAATGATGTGATTGGTGGATTATTAAAAGTAGAAAAGGGTGATGAAGACCGTTTCAGAATAGGTAACTTTGTAAAAACTAAAGGTGGGTATGCAAAAATACTTACTTATGTACCTTATCTAGAAGAACCTATTAAAAGTGCATCCGAGGCTATCATAGGTTATACTGGCATAAATGATTATGTTCTTATTGTGATAGATGAATCTGATGTTTTATTAACAGGTTCTAGTCAAGCTGCATTATATTCTGATTTTAAACCAAGCTTTGGTAGATTTTCATTTTTTCCAATACGAGATTTTGATTTTGATTTTTACAGTGAAGACTATTCCGATTTAGGAGAGCTATCATATGAAAGTTCTTACTATAACAGAACGAATGGTACTCAATATATTGGCACTGGTACAAATCCGGACATAAGAAGATTTTATGATGACGGTGGGTTTGCAAACTTAATAGGTTTACTTAGAGATGCAGATCCTGACGTTACGTTTGATAATGTTATACTTTCTGAATATGATAGATTAGAAGAAAATTATCTTAAATCACAGGCAATTGCATCAAGAGTTATACCTTACATTAATAAGTGGGGATATTATAAAGAAGGTAAGAATGTTAGAAACTTACCGTATAGACTAAGTCTAAGTGAAGCATTTACGCTTTATAATTTTGCGCCAGGTAAGAGAGCACAATCACAAAGCCCTGATGCATTTTCTCATGAATGGTATTATCTTTCAAAGATTCCAACGTATTTTGGTACCGATGCGATAGAAGAATCGTGGAGTTACTTTAATGATATACCAGTGGATTCGATTCCTGCTGACCCTAACTCAGGTACACCGCATATTCCTGGGACATTTCAGAATGTAAGTAGAAACTACTTTGATGAATATTTTATTGCTGATAAGTTTACTAAAGATTCTGATATTACCCTTATTGATAGACAAATCAGATATGGTAGATTCTTTGGTGGTAACAGCCAAAACTTTTCCCAAGCTTTTCTAAGAGGCGTAAAGATCATTGCTAAGAAAAAGGCATTAAATTCAAATAAAGCTAATTTTAATGCAAAGAAACTTGCATATGTAAGAGACGGTAGTTTTAATGATTATAAGTTTTCTGCTATGATGGTGGTTAATTCACCGGATAAACCTAAGACTGAAATTAAGTTTATCAAAAATGAAAAGTGGAAAACTGTGACAATGTTAATCTTCTTAAGCTTATCGGATACTTGTATAAACGGTGGTGAAAATTACATAGACAGAACTTCTCTATATTCTCTTAACAATAGGTATGGTTATGATAATTCATGTGAAGTAATACAACAAACTGGTACAGAGTATCAATATGAAAACGGAGTTATGTCAGGTGCAATAAGCTTTATTTCATCTGGGCAATACATAGTAGATCCTTCACAAACACTGGTTAGAGGACAGATTGATAATAATGGAAATCCTACAAGATTCTTGTCAGAGATAAGAATAGGACTTGATGGTAAGTATATGCCTATTCAATTTGAAATTGACGGTGATACATATCGGATTGACGGTATATCTAAAGTGTTAACAGATGATCAGTTAATTTGTAATAACATAACCAAGAATGGAGTACCTCTATCTTTACCTCAGTTTATTCCAACTAATCTTAACCTAAGAGATGCTACTTATACCATCATAGGAAGTGGGTTTGGCGAATATGTAAATCTTTTAAATGAAGTTTCATTTGCTAAGATTTTCCAAAATGTAAACCAAGGTTCACCTAATGTAATATATGAAACTGTTGATGCTAATGGTAATACTATACTATTGCAGAACGGTAATCTTGCACAAACATTCACCATTGAATTAGTTGCACAGGATGATATCTTAAAGTCGGTTTATATAGGTGTTTTACCAGACCAAAATAAGCCTACTGTATTTAACCTTGTTGATATAATAGGTTATGATTTATCATTACAAAGAAGGCCTAGAATAACACCGATAGCAAGACATAGTGGATATTATGAACCTATTTCTAAAGACATCACGTTTTTTAGAGATCCGTATTTAAACATAGATTTTGATCAACCTACAACAGGTGGCACGGGTGCAACTGGTGGAGGATTTATACCAGATGAATTATATAAGCTTCGTGTATTGGAATATACAAGATATGCTAATACCCAGTTCTATTCACAAGATCCGAGATTTGGTCAAATTAAGAGATTATTTTATCATAAAGTAAATCAAGAAGATCCTTCAAGTATTCTTGAGTTATCAAGCGATAGTCCATTCTTAAGTCTATATCCTCTGATTAATGAAGTTGGAATAGATTACCGAGACTTTTATATTTTCTCTTCAAATTGGGAACCTGGATATTTTAGAAAGAGCATTGATAAGTCACAAGTAATATCCGTACCAGGAACAAGATCAATGCTGGAAAAGAAATCATTCTTTGGTTCAAAGTATTTAAAGATTCCTCAGCAAATAACTCTTGAAACATTTACACCATCAGAGTTTAATCAAGAAGCAGTTTTACAATCAGATCTTGTGGATGGTACATTTATGCATAATGAAACAAGAAGTACTGTTGAATTATACCTATTCATACAAAAGAGATTAATCGATGAATTGTTTGAACCTATTAAAGAAACCTTCATCAAGTACTTGAATCCACTATTTAGTTTTGGCGAAGAAGATACACTAGATGATGATGTTAGAAGATACATTACACAAAACGTACTTAAACTATATAAGATAAATTCAATTGATCTGTATGTTAGATCAACAAGATCACGAGAAGGTAACGTTTACACAACAGCCGAATTGAGTAATAGTGATAAGATAAACCAGGGGTTAGTTGTAAACGGTAATTTCTCATCAAGATTACTTAACAGTAATGCCTTCGATTCTAGACTAATATATAACAAGAAAGGCGGGTTCTCAGAGGCATTTGGATTTAGTGTAACCCTAATTAAAAAATAATAGCCAACATGGCCATAACTATCAAAGAACTTTTAGCTTCTGATACTTTATCAGATGCAGTGGATAAGATTAATTTTAACTTTGACCAACTTCTATTAAATGGAGGTGGACCACAAGGACCAAATGGTCCAATAGGACCTATTGGACCAATAGGCGGTAGAGGTATCAGAGGTACTCAATGGTTTGAAGATCCAGCATCATCTCCTGGAACAAACCCAAATTCTCTTACCTTTGCAGATTTAGAAGAAGGTGATAATTATTTACAATCGGACGGTACCGTTTGGGAATGGAATGGTACCGTTTGGGTTGCTACATCAGTAAATCTAACAGGCCCGCAAGGTGCAGCTGGAACATCAGGATTTTCCAGATTTGGTAATCCTATCAATAATCAACAGTCTATTTACATAAGTCCAATGCCATTGGCAGTACAGAATGGTCTGGGTGGTCTGGGTGGTGATGGGGGTGCTAGTATTGCTAATGAAGCAGTCCCTACTCTTGTCGTTGGTGGTTTTGTTAGCATAACACCAACCGTGAGTGGCCTAACTTATCAAAAAAGTTTAATAAGTGATTCTATGGCACAAAGCATAGAATCAACTGATTGCGCTATGCTCGTTCATCAGTTGGAATCAACCTCAACGGCTATTAAGTTTATGGGTGGTGATAACATATCTGATAATTATGAACAATCCAACCTTGCAAACTTAGCATTTATTTCACTTATCAGCGATGACAGATTATTAATACAAGTTCCTAAGGCACCAATTGATGCAAGTTCTACTTACAATTTATCAGGCTATATTGTAAGCACGATAGAAACTGGACAATATCATCAATCAGGTAAACATATACATTTTATCACAGGACAGAGTTCCAATTCATCTGGTAGTGCATTTGAGAATTCTGATTTTAGGGTAACGGTCAACAGATCAGCAGGTACCGGCATTAATCCTAGAATACTTTTAGATGTAACTTCTATTGGTGGAGGTCTCCCTGCTTCTATTAACATTGGTTCAAACACGACAATACCTGCATCTACCACTAATACTGGATCTGTAATTGTAACAGGTGGATTAATAGGATTGACCGGATCTTCTACTATAGGTCTAACAACATCTTCTAATATATCCCAATTAGCAGTCGGAAACATTACACTTAATTCAGGTGCTGCTATTTCCGGAACTGCCACAGGAAACATTACATTTAATTCAAATAGCACAATCCAACTTATTGCAACAAATGATTTAACCATTGATGTAACTGACGATATCATAATAAATGGTGGTGATAACCTAACGGCTAATATTACAGATGATATTGATATTGATGCTGGTAATGATTTTCTTCTAAGTACATCTGGTGCAAGTAGTACATTTGAAATTAATACATTATCAAATACATCAACAGGACAATCAGGAATTATCAGGATTCTTGCAAACACAACGTCGGCCGCCCCCGCCGGATTATATAATGCAGTCGTACCAACTGGTCCTATTAGTGCAACAGGCGCACTAGTCCCTCGGGTTAGAATAAGAATACAGGGAAATAATCACATAAGAAACAGAAACGAAACTGCAAATCCTGCAAATAACGGAGTTCAAATATTAACAGGGAAGGATGACCACATTTTACTTAGCGGTCAAATGAGAGTTGTTGGTAGTGGTCTTTCTGGATTAACTGGGTTCGGTACAGCTACTACTATGAATTGGTTGCGAGTTGGTAAAGTTGTACATGTTAGTGGCTATGGGCAATTCCCGACATGTACAGGAGATACATTAAGAATACCAGTACCAGTTGTTACATCACAGGATAATATAAATCTTGATAGTAGCTTTGGATATGTTCCTCGCGGTACCTGTATTATAACTAGTGGATTCGGTTCATCTTTAGGTGTAGTCAGTTCATTTAATGATGGCCTAACATTTGATATTCAAAAATGGACGGCAGGTGGGCCTGCTGCAAATTGGGATAGTGGTGATTTTTATACATTTACATTTGCATACACATTATTTGGAGGATAAAAATTATGAATATAGAAGAAAAACTAAGGGTTAAAGAATTCGTAAAGGAGTATAATGAAATCTTTGCGATGGCAGATCTAATGCAAAAGAGTATTGAGAGTTTAGCAAAAAAACGAGACGCTCTCTTTGATAAAGCAGAAGATCTAAAATTAGAGGAACGTAAATTCATGGATGATATGATTAAAAAATACGGTCCTGAAAATGTAACACCTAATAAATTATTAGCAATTGTAAATGAGGATATTGGAGAACATATTAAAGAATAAAGATTTCATTATGATTGTGATGATAGCAGTGTTAATCATGCTGCTATTTAAGCAATGTGGAGTTACAGAATCTGCTCGTCAAGAAACCGAAAGAGTACTACAAAATCAAGTTGCATTAAATGATACCATAAAAAATTATAAGACTAAGGATGGTTTAAATGCTGCAGAAAAATTGGCGCTTCGGTTAACGCTTGACGAATTAAAGGATTCACTTAACTATGAAAGGTCAAAACCACCTATTACAATAATTGAATATGAAACCCAAATTATAGAGAATATTGTTGAAGTACCAGTTTACATTAAAAGCGATTCACTATCAGAAAGACTTGAAATCACGCAAAGTGATAAATGGGACAAGAGTAGCAGAGAGTTAATGATTTCTATCCCATTTGAAATTAAGAATGATAGTTTATATCCGGGTCTTGCTAATATTGAGTTAAAACAAAACATTTGGTTATCTGCAAGTATTTTACAAGATAAGAAAACCAAACAAGCATATGTAAACCTATTAAGCGATTATCCAGGTTTGACTTTTAATAATGCACAAGGTATTCTCATTGAACCTGATGATAAAGGATTTAAAGGTTTAAAATACAACAGCAGAAAAACACTAAGCTTAGGTCTTCAATTAGGAATTGGACTTAGTCCATCCTCATTAGGGTTTACGCCTTATGTAGGAGTTGGTTTAACATATAGTCCTAAATTCCTACAATGGTAATATTGTAAATAAATAAGAGAGAATGGAATCATCAAGATTTGTACAATTATCAGAAGATATACTTGTTGAGTATATCTATACCGACCAGGCAGATCCTACTATATTTAATACCAGTGCATATCCTATCGAAATTATGAGAGATGGGTATACCAACGGTTCATACTTTTTTAATACTGCTAACGTTGCCGCAACTATGGGTAACTATCGTGATATTTCTGCTGCCGCGATAAATGCTGATAAGACCATTTATGCAAGTTTAAATACCAGTGTAGGTGTACCTTATAATGATTTCGATACTCAACTTACACCAACTAGTCAACTATTACAATCATTTGCACCTAATCTTGATATTGAGTATGATAGAATAAAAATACACTTTGTTGCTGGGTATAGTTTTGATGATTATGACGGTGTTATATTTGACATAACTACACAAAGAAGGGATGGTGCTCCTATTAATTTGGCTGCTATAAATTTCTTAAGAACTGATACTCCTGTATTTAATCCAGACCCATTCTTATTAGGTGGAAGATTATATGTTACTTATATTGAATGGAGAGTACCTGCCTTATTCTATATGAATAACCGGTTTGTTACAAGTAATCCTAACCTACTTTCATATAAGTTAACCGAAGGGCGAGGCTTTATACCTACACCACCAATTACAATAACTGCAAAAGGAATATCACAAACAAGAGTAGAAAACGGATTTGATTTTTATGATGTTCAGGAAATTAATAGTGTTTCTATTTTAAGTAGAGATATTTATGATAACCTATTTGCACAAGTGATTGAGTCAGAGGTAGGTGACTATTTTGAAATAAGTGGTCAAGTATTAGGTTCAAGTCTTGCTAATTTTATTGCCACATTAAATTCTCAAGGTGGAAATTATGTAGCATTTCATGATGTTAGGGTAAATGAACAAATCGGGACAACATTCGTAGAAACAAGTGCTCAAGCATTTACACAAACCACAGATTTCGATAATCCTATTTTGTTTAGACCTATCATATTAAATAGTGCAATAGCTGTATCTTTTTCTATTGATTATACTCTTAGACTGTTTAATAGAGATGACAGTACACAAATTGTAAAAAGAGCAAGACTCTTATCGTTTGATGTTAAAAAGTACGGAAAGAGATTAATGAAAATAAACTTAGGAACGGTACCAACTGTTGCAAAGGTTTATAATAGACTTCAGCCTGACGATGGTCGTAGAATAGTTTTAGGTGGAACTGGTGTTAATGCAGCTGAAACTTCCGATCAAATTGCGCAAAATCTTGTAGTAAGAACACAATATGTTACAAGCTTTAGGGACAGATTAAATGTTAAAGCATCTATTTCACCAGTTAAGATTCAAAATATAACAGAGTAATGGCTATAAACACAAACATATCAGTTTCAGAAAGAGAGTCTCAGATTTATAAAAGATTTAAGAACCTATCAGTTAATGAGGAGATATTACCGCAAGGCGACGGTAACATAAAGATATCTCCATTTGACGATTATGTTCTATTTACTCTGTATGATGAGACCGATGGTGAAGATACACCAATTGACTTATCAAATGTTGGCATGTTATACTTAACATTTATTGGAGAAACTGATGAAATACGAATCCCTTATTTTACAAATGTAGAAGAACTTAATCTTGCGCAAGGACAAGTTTTGTTTAGAATTTCAAAAGAAGACAGTAAAAAGATCTTAGCATTAGATAATAATAACTTCTATGTATCTTCGGCTATGACCTCGGCCGACGGCGCAGAATCGGATGAAAGTGTAATTTACACAGGTACATTTTCTTCTTTAACTGAGGCTGCCAGAAAGAGTTTAACCAGTACTATTGAAGAAGATAGGCTTCAATTTTCAAGAGAGCTTGCTACACTACAAACAGAAAATGCAGATCTTAAGTCACAAATTGAACAGTTAACACAAATAATAGGTGAATTGATTACTACAATTGATACCTTAGATAAAAGTAACGCCGAACTTTCTAATGTGGTTGATGAATTGACAAAAGAAGCAACCAGTGAAAAAATAGAAGAAATTCAAAGAAGAGCTAGAGAAGCGCAAGCAGCATCAGAAACAGCTAAGAAAAATATACAAAAGAGTAAAATTCTACAAGGGAAAGTTTCGGCTAGACCAGTTTCACAAAGTTCTATTAATAATGCAGCTAATAACTTACAAACATACTCATAACCATGTTCCTAAGCTCTAGAAATAATCAATTTAGATTTGAATTTCCAAGAAAGTTTATACCTGAAGAAGTAGTAAACAAGTATCGTCCATTTATCAATAAAATGCCAGGTGGCATGATAAAGGAACCTATTGATCTTTTTAATTATGGGATTCAATCAATAAATTTACCTGGACCTTCATTTGATCCAGTAACACAAAAAGACTATCCCGGTTTTACTAGAAACTATAGAAGTGCTCAACCAACACAAGAACTGTTTGACAAGACAATGACATTGACTATGCAATCATTTGATGGGTTTATCAATTATTGGATGGCTATTGATATTTTTGATGCGTATTATAAAAAGTCAGGAAAGGAGCCGTTTCTTGCCGATGGTGTAGGTATACAGATTATGGACGGTGAAGGTAATCTTTTTGTAACTGCACAGCTTAAAGAAATGATAATGACCAGTGTAGGTGCGCTTGACCTTAACTTTTCATCAAACACAATTGAGTTTCAAACATTTGATATAAATTTTGTGTATAATACACTTGATGTAACTGTAAATTTGGCCTAATATATAAACAAATAAATAGATATGAAAACATTTAAAGATTATCTTTCTGAAAATAAATCTGATGCAACTGACATACTTAATACACTAAACGAATCATATGAATTAACTGCTGAGCAGGAAGCAGAAATTGATAAAGCAGTTGAAAGAATCTTGGAAGGTCATAAAAACGGTGAAGATCTTGAAAAGATGATGGAAGAGATTGTTAACGAAGGTATTTTAGGATCTATATTAGGTGGTTTAACAGGATTTGCATTAGGAAAGACTATTGGAAAAACAATAGCTAAAGTTTTAGGTATTGAGAAAGGCGTTTTATACGATTTGCTAACTAGTCGTTTAGTTGGAGCTGCGTTAGGTTCTGCTATCGGCAAAAAGATTTAATATGATATACATAGGTATTGACTTTTCGCTTAATTCCCCGGGCGTTTGCGTTAAGAAAGAATCGGGGGAATATCAATTCATTACTTTCTTTAATTACGGAAATCGCATCTGGGGTGAGAAATCTCTCAAAGCATTTGAAATTCATGAACATCTTATAAATTCTAAGATTATAGGCGGTATACCTTATAATAGGGCAATAGACAGTAATGACTTCATACAGCGGGAAAGACAAAAAATAGAAGATGCAGATTCTATATCCAATCTTATTGTTAGTATTCTTACACTAACTGCACATGACAGTTTTTCAGAAAAATCTAATGTCAAAATTTGTTTAGAAGGATTTTCCTATGGCTCAAAAGGAAATTCATTTATAGATATTATTCTTTATAACTCTTTGCTACGAAAAAAGTTAAAGGATTCATTCGGTTTAGAGAACATCTATATCTATCAGCCATCTGCTGTTAAGAAATTAGCAGGAAAGGGTAACGCAAATAAGCACTATATGATAGATGCATTTCAAAAGAATGTTTTAGATGATAAGGATTTAGCTAATTCAAGTTTTTGGCAATGGTGTCAAGGTAAAGATTATTCAAAAAGTATTCCTAAACCGATAGATGACCTGATTGACAGCTATTTTATACTTCAATCTGGACTTAAAGATACATAAATACTTTAAGTACCTAATGCTAATTAAAATATATTGTTCTCCAAACTTTCAGATAAATTTTATATTGCACATTTTAAAAATTGTTTCACAATGAATGCACTTGGTGATAGAATTTTTCTTATTAAGGATGAATTTCCTGAAAAAATAGGCAGCATTTATATGCCAGTTAATAATAGTCCTAAGTCTCCACCATATACAGGTATCATTAAATATGTAGGTGCTGATGTAGATGATGATGACATAAAACCAGGCGTTAGAATAGCTTTCCAAGATTTGGCTGGTGATGATATTGAAGTCAATGATGAAAGACTTTTAATGATAAGATATCGAAATGTCACTGGAATTTTTTTAGAAAATTCCTAAAATGGATGAAACCAGATCTCTATCCGAATATATAAACTACAAAGGAGTAATAATTTACTCTTTTAAATTAGGCACTATACAGGCAAGTTAAATGGCAATCCCGGGCAAGTTAGATAACCCAACTGTAAGGCAATTTAATTAACAAAAAAAGGCAAATAAAATGGCACAAGAAGAATTTGACATCTTTAACTTAGGAGTAAAAGACCTAGACACCGGAGAAAAAGACAAAGGCGCATCCGACCTTTATACTCCAAAACCCGATCAAGGACAAGACGGGACTTACAAATCACTAATTCGTTTCCTACCTAATCCAAAGAATCCGCGTAAACCGTTTATTCGTAAATATGTTTATTGGTTGGAAGATGCTGAAGGTAATGGCTTTTATGCAGATTCACCTTCAACAGTTGGAGAAAAATGTCCAGTACAGGATATGTTCTTTAAACTCAGAAATTCTGATTCTGCAGTTGACAAGAAAATGTCAGAAGGTCTTAAGAGAAAGGAAGTGTATTATGCACTTGTACAAATCGTAAAAGACCCACAGAAACCAGACTTAGAAGGACAGGTTAAGGTAATGAAATTTGGTTATAAAATTAAGGCAAAAATTGATGAGGAACTTAATCCTCAATTTGATGAGCCAACTCAAGTGTTCGATCCGTTTGAAGGTAAGAACTTTGAACTTATTATTAGCAAAAAGGCAGGTTTCCCTAACTATGATGCATCTAAGTTCCAAGGAAAGAGAAGCTCTATGATTCTTAACGGTTCTCCTGTTAGTGATTCCAATGAAAGCAGAAAAGCTATTTTAGATTATCTAACTGATGCTCCTGATCTTAATAATTTTGATTACCAACCATGGACCGATGATCAACGTAGAAAGATTATGAATGTTCTTTCTCAGTTCTCTTCACCTGGTAAGTCAATTGAAAATGTTACATCTAATGTAAATCGTGCGGCTGCTACTTCAAGAAAGGAAACAATTTCTGAACCTGAAGAAGATTTCTCAGAAGAAGATTTCTCTGTCAATAGTTCAGATGATGAAAACCTAGATGATTTTCTAAATGGTCTTGATCTTTAATTATGACCACATCTGAAATAGGATCTAATATGAGAACCCGGATTATTGATAAAGTAGTCCGGGTTCTTTATAAATCTCACTCTCACCATCAAAAAAGAGAATATCTTGAGGGTCGGGATAGGCTAAACTTTGCATGTCCCTATTGTGGTGATTCTACTTCTGATCATAGAAAGAAGCGAGGTAATCTTTATTGGAATGACTTATACTTTCACTGTTATAATTGTGGAACTCATAAGTCGCTAGATGACTTTCTTAAAGACTTTGATAATAATTTTGAAGGTGAAGATAGAATTTCAATCATAAACTACATTAAGGAAAATCGAAAACACATTCAACATGGACAAAGTCTTAACTTTTATCTTTTTGATAAGATTGAAGAATTATCATTATCATTCGATGATCTTACCACAGCATTTAACATTTATCGAATAAACGAGGCAACATATAGGGCATATCCTTATTTAAAGAGCAGACTTTTACATAACAAATTAAATAAGTTTGCATATGATCCAAGAAGAAGAGAACTTTATGTTTTTAATCTAGATACTAAGAATAAAATTATAGGGTTTCAGATTAGACCTCTTGAAAGTACGGGTGGTCCTAAGTACAGAACATGGAATCTTGAAAGAATTTATGAAAAACTCAATCTAAAATTAGACGTTGAACCTTCTATACTTGAGGATCTTAATAAGATATCAATGATATTTGGAATTCTTCAAATTGATATGAGCAGATCTTTCACAGTATTTGAAGGTCCTATAGATTCTTTCTTTATGTACAATTCATTAGGTATGACGGGTGTAAAGAAACAAATAATTGAATTTGATGATATTCCTACTGTGAGGTATTTTTTTGATAATGACATTGAAGGTAAAAGTAGGATGATAGATAAACTTAAGTCAAATCAGACTGTCTTTATGTGGAAGAAGTTACTTGATGATTTTTCTATCCCTTCAAAAAAGATAAAGGACTTAAACGACTTGGTGAAATATGAATATAAAAACAGAACAGGGTGCTTATCAAATTTGGATAGGTATTTTACAAACGATCCCTTAGATATTATTTTTATATGATAAAAACATATAATGAATTTGTGAACGAAGAATTGGATGAATTTTTTCAAGATGCTTATGATAGCAATAAAAAACTTAAGCTTATACCTAAGTTTAAGTCAGACTTAAATGATGTATCTTTATCCAAAGATATTGAAATTGAAGCACCTAAGAAAAAGTTTAAGCCTAAAGTAAAGATAATGAATAAAAAACAAGATAAAGGTATTTTCTGATGGCATTTGATGATCAAGAAATAAAGACAGCAAACGAGGAACTTGAAAAAAGAATTATCAAGGATCGTGCTGATTGGGTAGAAAAGATTAAATTTGTTGTAGCAGATACAAAAGATATGAGAAAACTGACAGGGTGTCAAGTACAGATGTTATCGTATAGACAAACTCTTGTTGATAAAATGTCAGAATTTAAGGCTACAATATATAAAAGGAATGGATCATGGGATCGTTACTTTAAAACATTATATCGTGACTATTCATTAAACTATGACATAAAATTAAGTGGATCCGAAAAGGCACAATTTATTAAAGCCGATTTGTCTGCACTTAAGGTACAAATAAAACTTTTGGAAAATCATATTGAATTTTACCAGGAGTGTATTCGGACTTTAGATAATTTAGCATTTGCAATTAGAAACCGAATAAAACTTAACGATGATGAATTTTAATGGAATTAGCACTATCCGATAACAAAAAGTTCCTGATCATCAATTCTTGTACAGAGCTTGAATACGAACAGTTAAAAACAAGCTTAACAAAGAAAATTGAAGGTTGGCGGTTCCACCCTCTTGTAAAAAGAGGCGTTTGGGACGGTAACATAACTTTCTTAAAAAAGAATAAAATACCTGCAGGTCTTTGGAAAGAGATTGTTGATATTTGTAAAGAATATGATTTTCAACTAACTCTTACTGGGGTAACCAGAATATTTGATCAAGATTTAACCGAAGAATCTTTTAGACTATGGGTTGATGATTTTTTCAAAAATCATAAAGAGCTTAAACCTAGAGAATATCAAATAGATGCGGCATTTAAGATTCTTAAATATAGAAGATGTTTAGCCGAACTTGCAACATCTGCAGGTAAAACCCTTATATCATTTATGGTTATAGCATATATGATGGAGGTTTTAGGTAAAAAGAGAATCTTAATGATTGTTCCTAATGTCAGTCTTGTTATACAAGCCACTGGTGATTTTGAGGAATACAACATGGGTAGAGTTCCAATTAGGGTTCAACAGATTTATTCAGGTGCAAAACTTAGACCAAGCTCAAACATCGTAGTTGGTACATATCAATCTTTAACAAAAAAGGAAGATGATTATTTTGAACAATTTGATGCAGTATTGGTTGACGAAACACATAAGGCAAAAGCAAATTCAATACAAAGTATCATGGATAAATGTTGGCATTGTGATTATCGTTTTGGACTAAGTGGTACTATTCCAAAAAGAGGCACTGTTAATAGATTAAGTCTTATGTCAGCAATGGGACCGCTTGTTACTCAGGTAAAAGCAAACTTCCTACAAGAAGAAGGATTCATATCAAATTGCAAAGTACTACAATTTCACATGGATTATGCAACAGATTCACAAAAAGAATCATTTGCCTTTCTTTCAAGAAATCCTAGAGATAGAAAGAAATTATTTGATTTAGAGCGAAATTTCATAAACCAACACGAAAGACGTCTTAATTTTGTTACGGGTGTTATTGGCAAATGTAAAGGTAATTCATTGGTTCTTTTTCATAAAATCACATACGGTGAAGCTATTTATCAAAAGCTTAGAAAAACTACTGATAAAAAAGTTTTCTATGTCGATGGTTCAATAAGCAGTGATCTTAGAGAGGAGTTTAAAGCAAGAATGGAAAAGGGTGATGATATTATTATTGTAGCATCTTATGGTACTTTTTCAACGGGTATTTCAATTAAGAAGATTCATAATATCTTTTTTACAGAATCATTTAAGAGTGAAGTTATTATTAGACAATCCATAGGTAGAGGTTTACGAAAACATCACAGTAAAGATACCGTTAAGATTTATGATTTTATTGACGATTTTAGATGGAAAGATAATGATGGAGAATGGACAAATTATACATATAGACACGGAATAGAAAGAAGAAAGATATATCGAGAAGAAAAATTTCCGTTTGAAGTTCAAGACATCAGATTTTAAGTTAATCTAGGTAGATATATAAAAAAACAAAAAATAAAAAGAAATGGCTAGAAACGTAAAAAAGTTTTCTGACTTAATCACCGAGTCTGAAAATAAGCGCTCTGATATCATGGGAATTATTAATAAGCTTGGTTATTCAAGTATTGATGAAATCAAAAAGGAAAAAAGCATTCTTTCTAAATTAGAGGCTCTTTTAAAAGAACTGCCAGGCATGCAAGATGTTTCGGAAGATGAAGCCGAAGATATTGAAGATGGAATTAAGAAAGATGGTGAACCTAAATCTATAGAAGATAAGGAAGGTGAATTTGAAGAAGACTTTGAATCTGCTGAAGATGGTGAAGTTGCTGAAGATGCCGCCGAAGAAATTGAAGATGACACAGTAAAGACTGGAGAGCCTACCGAATTAGATGATGAAGAGGGTGAAGAGCTGGTGGATGATGAAGAAGATGTACAATCAACACCAGGAAAGTCTGCTGATGCTGATGCTGGTACAGAAATTCCTAAAAAGAGAATTCTTTCATTTGATGAATTTGTTGCAGGTAATCCAAACCCTGCAGGTTACCCAAAACTGGGTGGAGAATCTGATGATCTTG